CAATCAATATCAACACACTCGATATCGAGGTCGCCTCTGACGATGGCTTTCCTGAACCGGAAACCGCCGAAAAGGAGGTGCAATCAATCACTTGTCATTCGAACAAGGATAACATCTATCGAGTATGGGGTATCAAGGAATGGGACTATCGTAAATCTCCATATGTCGGAGAAGGAAAGAAAGTCCAATATGTCAAGTGTGATAACGAAATAGATCTTCTCGAAAAGTTTCTTGCCCAGTGGTCAAAGGAAGACTATTCTCCGGATGTTATTACTGGTTGGTATATCCGATTCTTCGATATTCCATATCTCGTGAACCGGATTCGAAAGATCCTCGGTGAAGAGGCGGTCAAGCGACTATCGCCATGGAAAATGATCTCGTCTCGCCGGGTTACATTCAAGGGTGGTAAGGAAAATGAAGCCTTTGACCTGATGGGTATTGCTCTTCTCGATTATCAAGATCTTTTTCTCAAATTTGGTCACCAGTATGGACCACAAGAATCGTACAAGCTCAATCATATCGCAAATGTCGTTCTTGGCGAAAAGAAAATGTCATATGAGGAGTATGGTTCGCTCAATAATCTCTATGCCGAGAACCATCAACTCTTCATCGACTATAACATCCGAGACGTGGATCTGGTCGTCCGAATGGACAACGAGACCGGCTTTCTACCACTCGTCTTTACCATGGCCTATCGAGCAGGCGTGAACTTTACCGACACCCTCGGTACCACCGCGATCTGGGATTCGATCATTCATCGAGAACTCCACAAACAGAAAATTGCCGTAATCCCCAACCAAGACAAGCTCAAAGTCGCGTATCCGGGTGGATACGTCAAAGATCCTCAAGTCGGTATGCACGACTGGGTCGTCAGCTTTGACCTGAACTCACTCTACCCAAATCTCATTGTACAATACAATATGTCGCCTGAGACTATCCGGAGTGAACCGAATCACAAGTCTGGCGTTGACTATTACCTTAACTCTGATAAGAAGGTAAACTCGAATTGTGCTGTAGCCGCGAATGGTACTGTCTACACTCAGGAATTCCAAGGCATTATTCCTCGAATCGTTGCTGAATACTACGATGAACGAAAAGAAGTCAAGAAGGCCATGATCGAGGAGAAGAAGCAATACGAAAAGAACAAAACGGATCTCCTCAAGCGAGAAATCGGCAAGAAAAAGAATACCGAACAGGCAATTAAGTATCTTCTCAATTCTCTTTATGGTGCACTCGGAAACCAATGGTTCCGGTATTTCGACCTTCGAATGGCCGAAGCAATCACCATGTCTGGCCAGCTCTCTATTCGATGGGCAGAAAAGGCCATGAATGAAGAACTGAACAAGATCCTCGACACAAAGGATAGCGATTATGTCATCGCGATCGATACCGATTCATTGTATGTGAATATGTCTGATCTGGTAAATGCCGTGAAGCCGAAAGATCCAGTCAAATTTCTCGATAAGTCATGTGAAAAACGGTTCGTACCGATGTTGAGTAAGGCATATGACAAATTGGCCGAAAAGCAGAACTGCAAAGATAATCGAATGTGGATGGCCCGAGAAGTTATTGCTGATCGTGGTATCTGGACGGCCAAAAAGCGATACATTCTGAACGTCCATAACTCTGAAGGAGTTCAGTACGCTGAACCCGAACTCAAGATGATGGGTATTGAAGCGATCAAGTCATCGACCCCATCTATTTGTCGAGACAAGTTCAAAGAGATATTTGGGGTCATCATATCTGGTACTGAAGAGGACACCCAAGAATTTATTAGGGAATTCAAGTCCGAGTTTTCCGATCTTCCGGCCCATGAGGTCGCATTCCCACGTGGGGTCACTGCTCTGGCGAAATACCATGATCCCAAGATCATCTACAAGAAGGGTACCCCGATAAACTCAAGAGCTTCTCTCTTGTATAACCACTACATCAAGGATAAAGGCCTACAGAAGAAATATGAGCTTATCACTCCTGGATCGAAGATGAAATTTGTGTATCTCGCTATGCCAAATCCTATTCGAGAAAACGTGGTAGCATTTCCAGACTTCCTTCCAAAAGAACTAAAGCTCGAACGATATGTCGACTACAACACTCAGTTCGAGAAGGCCTTTCTTGTTCCGCTCGAACCGATACTCACGGCTGTTGGGTGGACAGCTGAACCACAAGCATCTTTGGAGGACTTTTTCGGATGATGTATCCAGACTCTGAACAAATGGCATGGATCAATACAGATCCAGACGATCTGTGGGTAATGGACAAACTCATTCTTGGTCGAAAACTCGGTCATGTTTGTGGTCCAATTGGGCAAGATGTTCCAAAGAAAGGATATTATTGCGTCCGCCCTCCAGTAAATGCCATGGGATTTGGGTTTGAGACCGAGAAACTCTATCTTATCGGCTCTACAGACCATTTAAGACCGGGTCTATTTTGGAACGAATGGTATGAAGGACGTCATATTTCAGTCGACTATATAAATGGTGAACAAGTTCTTGCCGTTGAAGGTTTTCGACGAGAAAAGAACTTTACAATATGGGAGAAATGGATTAAGGTAGATGTAGAATTACCAATACCAGAACCTCTCAAAGATGTCGCTAGCCGATATCGGAAAATGAATATCGAATTTATTGGTGGTAGACCAATCGAAGTTCATTTTAGATCAAATCAAGATTTTCAATGGGGAAACTCAGAATTCATTCCATTCTTCACGAATCCCTATTCATTTGAAAGTGAAATGTATGAAAATCAAGGGTATACCTGGGTCAGGTATCCAGGAGATAATGGGCGACTAGGCGCCTTCATAAAATAGTTTACAAGAGGTAAGAAATAGATTACAATGAGCAGTAATTGGGTAAAAGACATCAATCTGATGCACAATAAGTATGGAGTTCATCGCTGGGTAAAACGTCAAGTTGATACTGGAAATCGTGAAGCCCTTATGAAGCTTCTAGAATTCCGTCTAAACTTCCTTAGTGAAGAACTTCTCGAAGCAAGAAAGGCTCTAGCTGTCGAAGATCCAGAAGAAATCGTCGATGCTATGATCGATCTTTGTGTTGTCGCGATCGGAACACTCGATGCTTTTGACGTAGACGCTGAGAAAGCATGGAACGAGGTCCTTAAGGCCAATATGTCAAAGGAAACTGGCGAAAAGCCGGGTCGACCAAATCCACTCGGTCTTCCAGATCTTGTTAAGCCTGCTGGATGGACACCACCATCCCATAAAGAGAATTATGGTGTGATGCCGATGGAACGGATTAAGCACCCAAATGAAGGTAAAGAGGGATGGTAATGAAACCAACAAGAGAGCAACAACTTTTGAACGACATAATTGATGAGCTTGCTTTCGCAAGATCAAAATTTCCAGGCGATAAAGTAACATATACTGCGATGTGCGAAGAAGTTGGAGAGCTTGCAAAGGCTCTTCTTGATGAACCTTCTGATCGGGTCCGCGAAGAAGGAATCCAAGTTGTTGTTATGGCTATGAGAGTAATTCTCGATGGCGATTCTTCTTATGATGAATTGAGAAAAGAGCGAGGATTGGATTCTTTGGTATGACCATTGGTCTGACTATATTTAAGTCCAAATTTGACAATAAGACTAACAAGAGAATGGACTTCGAGAGCTTCGATGAATTCGAGGCTCTCCTTTACTCGCTTGCAAAACGCGAATATTGGTCAAAGGAAAAGGCTCCTCTTATTAGCCCAGCGGTATATGCAACGGAAGAATCTGATCATCCAACAAAGGTGAAAGACAAAACAAACAAATTCTATCCAAGGAGAAACGCAAATGTATTATGCTGGAAAGGCTGGGCCGCTCTTGACATCGACGACTGGCACCCAGACGGAGATTTTAGAAGTGAACTTGCTCGCAATCTTTCAGTTTATCGCTATGTTTGCTATAGCACTGCTTCCAGTACTCATGCTCATCATAAGTTCCGTCTTGTTTTTCCGCTTACTAAAAGCGTACCCCATGATCGTATCAAAAAGTTTTGGTACGCCCTATCAACAGAGATCGGGCTCGGTTCAGACCCGCAAACAAAGGATCTTTCTCGGATGTATTATGTCCCTGGCAATTACCATGGCATTTCTGATGATCCTTGTCAGTTCATATTTTCTAGTGAACCTGAGTCACCTAATCTTCCTATTGATGTTGATTACCTTATAAAGAAACACCCCCTTCCTGAACGAGAAGGATCAAATTTCTTTGAGCGTCTTCCGCCTGAAATTCAGCAAGAGATCATTAATCATCGAAAGGGTCAAATGGATAATCTCAATGTGAGCTGGTCGAGTATTCACAATTGTCCATTCTGGCCAAAGAAACTAGATCAAGAATATCGAACGATCACTGAGACGGGCTGGTATCACAAACTTTACCAGATCATGGTTGCTGTAGCCGGTAAAGCGATCGATAAGAAATATCCGATCACCCCATTAGAAATTGCCCAACTTTGTCGTGAACTCGACTCCGAGACTGGTGGATGGTATAAAGATCGACCACTTGAAGAAGAGGCTGAAAGAGCCATTGAATTTGTTTACCGTGGAGGAATATAATGCGCGAATTTGTAGGTATAATTGTTGGACTTTTTGTTGTAGTTGGATTGATTTTGTATCTTATTATCAGTAGACAATCGGATAGTACCCCAACACAAAGTGATTTGAATATTTCTTGCCTAGATGGTGTAGAATATTGGTATAAAGAAAGGGGCTATCGTGGTGTATTTGCCGTTAAGTATGGTCCCGACGGTAAGATTTCTCTTTGTGGAGACGATCAATGAAATCGTATTTTGATGCTGTTGAAAAAGTCGCAAAGGAATATTCCCATCAACTACATGATAGTCTTGTAGCATGGCCTAATTCCGATATGATCGAAATGATCTCATTCATCTTTGATGTTCCACACGAGGAAGTTTCAAACGATGTAGAGAAAAATGAACGTAAGAATAGATCAGAATGGTGGAAATAATAAGGCTATGATTCCAATTCCTAAGACAATCAGGGTAACCGAATCATTTGTTTCATGGGCAAACGACCAAACGTACACCCGTACCCGTGAAAACGCCGATGCCCTTCTTCTCGAATACACCCTTATTCGGGATGGAATTGTAAAGCCCCCGTTCTCATGGCGCCATGATTTCATTTGGAATGATCTCTTGATTGATGCTAAGGAAATCGATAAGTACTTCAATATACACCGAGGTAAGACCGCCCAATATATGGAATCAGTGGTATTCGAAGAACTTACACACTTTTTCTTCTATCAAACAGATAGAGACCGGACAAGACCTCTTGTCCCAGGAGAATACGTACATATCAAAGAAATAGGTTTACTTTCAGCGCGTTATGTGTTAAAATCAAGAATAGAAAGTCGACCAGACAGATTAGACACAGAAGCTTTTTTATCAATAGGACAAATAAATGCGGGAATCACTTAAAATCTTAGAAGAATGCGCTGAGGTTCAGAATAAGAAATCTCAGGACTATCAAAATCCGAATTCTACAGTCAAGCAGGCCGATTATTATGTGAATGGAATTCAGACCATTTTTGATACAATGTGGGGCAAAATGCTTCGGATCAAGTCGCTTCAAGAAGCGGCAATGAAAGATCCGGATTACACACCAAATCATGAAAGCCTTCGAGATTCGATTGTTGATCTCATCAATTACTCGACCTTTTATGGGGCATATCTCAATCACGAAATTCCTGGACAAGATCCAAATCGAGATATTTTCAATCGCCCAATAGTAGAAGAAGACTACAAAGGAAAATACTGAGAATGAGAATTATTGCTGGAACATGTACCCATGAAGGAATTGATACATCTCTACAGGTAGCTTCTGTTTGCTCAGAGGTCTGTAAAGAGTTCGGTATCGATTATTACTTCAAGGCGTCTTTTGATAAAGCAAATCGGACGTCTCACAGAAGTAAGCGAGGAACTGGTTTGTTTCACACAATGGACGACTTTAGAGAAATGAAGAAGTTTATTCCAAATCTCAAGTTCCTTACGGACGTACATGGCCGTACGAATATTTTCTACTTGGAAGAAAACTATCAAGATGTGATCGATGTCATCCAGATTCCAGCATTTCTCTGTCGACAAACCGATCTTCTTGAGCGGGCAGCAGCCTCTCCATTCACGGTGAATGTGAAGAAGGGTCAGTTTCTTGCACCATGGGATGTGAATAATATCTTTGACAAGCTTGATCACGTTTCAATGGGGTCTTCGAACCGTGAGTTCTGGATCACTGAAAGAGGAACTTCTTTTGGTTATAACACCCTTGTAGTAGACTTCACTGGTGTCAACTGGATGCTTCAGAACTCAAAGTTCGACGCGATTGTTTTTGATGCAACCCATTCTGTTCAAAGTCCGGGCGGAAATGGCACCTCGTCGGGTGGTAATCGTGATGACGCACGAGCTCTTCTGAGAGCAGCTTCTGCCCTTGGTGTTCAAAACTTCTTCATGGAAGTCCATCCAGATCCTGATAATTCATGGTCAGATGGCCCAAATTCCCTGAAACTTAAGGACTTTCGCGATATCGTTGAGGAGATCGTAAATGCAAACTATTCAGCCTGATGAAATTCAATTCTGTATTCCAGCTCGACTTGAATCGACTCGAATTCCGAAAAAGATGCTATTGGATATCGGCGATAAAAAGCTAATCGAATGGTCAATTTCTAATCTTAGAAAGCATGTTCCATACAGTGAAATCTATATTCTTACCGATTCTGAAGAAATTTACGACTTGATTGAATACAATCCAACCCAATTCAGAACTATTCACGTTAACTTTCAAGATAAAGGGCTTAGAAACGGAACTGAAAGATGTGCCTATAAGGCTATGGCAGGTCCTTCCAAGATTAAGGCAATTGTGAATGTTCAAGGAGATCTTTTCTCGTACAGTCAATTACATTTCAGGGCAGTAGTAGATCAACTTCTATTGGGATCTCAGGTTTGTACTGTCGCTGAACAAGCGAAAGAGCCTGGTGCGGTTCATGCAATCGTAACTCGCGACAATAAGGCAAAGTGGTTTACCCGAGCCGATATTGCCTATGGATGGCGCCATGTCGGAATTTATGGATACACGATCGACGCTCTTCGCGATTATCGAAAGTGGAATCGTGGAGATTACGAATCACACGAATCTCTTGAGCAACTTCGTTGGCTTGAAAATGGATATGATGTCGATTGTATGGTAGTTGATCCTGGTCAAGGACGTAATGCTCTCGACATCAATACATATTCTGATTTACATCGCGCAGAAACTATGATAGGATTAGATAATGCAACAAGTTAAAGACATTCGAGCACGATTTCTTCGTGAGCTCGACCAAGAGAATTTTACAGTCGACAAGACTGGAATGAAGACCATCGAAATTCTCGGTGCTTCATTCTTGGCAGATGAACCGGCCATTTTCGGTACGGTCAATCAGGAATACGTCGATCAAGAGATTGATTGGTACAATGGCCAATCGACAAACATCAATGATATCCGAGATGGTGAACCACCAGCAGCATGGCAATATGCAGCAGATCGGCATGGAAACATCCATTCGAACTATGGATATCTAATTTTCTCAAAGCGATATCACAATCAATTTAAAAATGCCTTGAATGAACTTTGTCAAAATCCAGATTCTCGTCGAGCGAATATGATTTACACTCGTCCCGAAATTTGGACTGAATTTGATGAGGGTGGAAAATCCGATTTCATTTGTACGAATGCGGTATGCTATTATATCCGTGACGGAAAGATGCACGCTGTAGTTCAGATGAGGTCGAATGATGTCGTGTTTGGATATAAAAATGACCGAGCATGGGCAAAATACATTCTCGACGCCATGGTTTCTGACTACAATTGGATGAACCCAAAAGGAGATATAGTTGAAGCCGGAGATATTCACTGGCAGGTTCAGAATCTACATGTTTATGAAAGACACTTTCACCTTGTGAGGGAGAATTGATATGGAATTTATCGCTGGATTTGTTTTAGGATTTACATTCCTTGAACTTCTATGGATCTTTGCAATTTTTGGAGTCGGAATTTCTGGTTCTATGGTCGACTCCACTATTGCTGGTCTCGTTTCAATCGCACTTTTCTTTACTGGACTCTGGTTTTTCTATGATGTAAATCTTGTCCAGAACCTGTTTACTATGTTCATTGGACTGGCTGCATATTTTGTGGCTGGTGGACTATGGACACTCTTTGTAAGTTGGCCAGAATTTCTTGACAAGAATTCAACTGCAATTCGTGATGACTTTATGCAATGGCAACGCCTTAAAAATACACAAGGTGAGAATGCTTCTCTTGAACATTTTTATGGTTCTAGTGAAAATATGTGGAAAGCTTCGAGTAATGTCCAATGGATCACGGGAATGATCACAACCTGGTTCTTTGAGGCGATTTGGAGAGTTCTTTCTGATCCTCTTTCTTGGGCTTGGAACAAGACTTATGAACTCTTTTCCGCTCAGTATGAAAGAGTTTCTCGTCGTAAAATCAAGGAGAATATTGAAAAATGAGTGTTATCAAGCAAATGGTACGCGATGAAAACCAGGTTGAGTTCGCATATTATCGCGATCGTCAGCTCTGGTATGAAGTCATGTATATGGATGATAGTATGCTTCCACAGAAGTTCCTATTTCCGGTACCCATCGAAGATATTGGAAATGCAACGTTTACTCGGGTTGAAAAGGCTCTTCTATTGATGAGATATATTCGAAAGCATCTCAAAACTTTGGAGGAAAAAGACAATGAAGATCAAACGGAATCTTCTTGATATCAAACAAGAAATTAGTGAATGTCGAGACCGTATTGTTGAACTTGAAAATGAAGCTAAAGTGTTCATCGATCACTGTCCACATCCTGAAGATTTTATTCATATTCAACCCGAAACAATGGAAGATGAATATGGCGACTATACTTCTGAAACAGTAATAACCTATACTTGTAATCTTTGTACTGGTCGATTTGTTGAAACTATTGGTACTGAAGAAAGAATTCCATCGCTTGCGACGGTATTAACAAGAAGGAAATCTAATGGAGAATGAGTTTCATATAGATTCGGACTATATCGAAAAAACTCTTGATAATAGCATGGTTGCGATACAATCTTTAAGTAATTCGATAAGCCGTGGAACTCATCATTTTGATCGAGATCATACACATGAACTATTTACAATTTGTGTCTGTGATGATAGAATAAACCCAGAATGCCCATTACATAAGGAATTTTTAGATGGACAGTGATATCCCATTCGCTATTTTAATCACGGCATGTTGTATTTTTGCTCTTATACTTGCCTTTTCTCTTGGAATGTTGAAAGCAACAGATACCGCATGGCATTCATTTTGTGATGTCGAAACCCAAGAACTCATCTGGTCACCAACGGGGATGCATTGTGTTGATGAATAAGTGGGACGAAAGATTTCTCGATATGGCTGAGCTTGTGGCGACGTGGTCAAAAGATCCGTCAACCAAAATCGGAGCTGTATGTGTAGAACCACAATCCAAACGAATTCTTTCGATGGGTTACAATGGTTTTCCTCGCGGTATTGCTGATTTAGATTGGAGATACGAAGACAAAGAAGTCAAGTATTCTCTTGTCGTCCATGCCGAGGCAAATGCAATTTACAATGCAACGTCAAACGGCGTCTCTCTCGAAGGATCAACAATTTATGTGACCGGACTTCCCTCTTGTTCTGATTGTGCCAAAGGTATTATCCAAGTTGGGATCAAGCGAGTTGTCTGTAGAGCTCCAAATATTCCATCACACTGGGGAGAGCATTGGAAAAAATCAAAAGCAATGTATCGAGAAGCTTGTATAGATTTTTTGCTTACGAGCGGAATAGAAGGCGGAATAGAAGCGGGAGTTGAGTATGAACCTAACGAATGATCAAAAGGTTGGTATTATAATCTTGTCATTTTTATTAACATTTCTCATTATCGTAACGTCATTTGCAATATATGACACACATACCCAAATGAAAATGTGCCTTGACGCAGAAAAAGATTGGATTGATGGAAACTGTGTCGATCCTGACGTATAACTACTTGTATGGACCTACCCAGTAATACTACTGGCCAAAATATGCTGTCCTTAAACTGATATGGAGAAAATCAATGGATAACGAAATTCGTGTCGGCATCATCGGTGTCGGTAACTGTGCTAAATCTCTGGTCGAAGGTGTTCAATACTACGTCCAGAATCCCGAAGATAAGATCGGTCTTATGTACCCCGATATCGGTGGTTACACGACCGAGCATCTCAAGTTTGTAGTCGGATTCGATGTCGATCGACGTAAGGTCAATCGTACTCTGAAAGAGGCACTTCGTGCTTCCCCGAACTGCGCAATGGATCATGTTGATGAGATCTCCGAACAACTCGTACCAGCCTCTTCAAAAGTCTATTCAGCTCCGAAGATGGATGGTGTCGCCCCTTACATGGAGAAGTTTCCTGAGGAAGTTTCTTTTCGTACGGGTGCTGAAGCCGCGCTTGGATTTGATGAGATTGTTCGGAAACTTCGTGAAACGAAGGTTGATGTTCTCGTGAACTATCTTCCAGTCGGATCCGAGGAGGCTTCTCGTTTCTGGATCGATGTCGCCATCGCAGCTCGAGTTCATTTCGTGAACTGTATTCCGACCATGATCTCGACTGATGAGACCCGTAAAATTGAGCAAAAGTTCATCAATGCTGGTCTGACTATTGTCGGTTCTGATATGCGTTCAGCCTGGGGTGCATCCAGAATGTCTGAGGTACTTCAGGGCGCAATGATCGATTCTGGTCTATATGTTACGCAACATATTCAAATGAACATGGCGGCTGGTTCAACCCAGGGTCAAGAGAATATCAAAAGTGGTCGAACAGCGAACACCGACTTTCTCAACATGGTCGAGAAAGAGCGACTCCATAACAAGCACATCTCGAAAGAGAATGTTCTGAAAGGACAAAACGAGGTTCGTAATACACCATACGCGGGTACGACCATGTTCGCTGGACCATCGCTTACAGTCTTCCAGAAGCCAGGTGGAGAATACATCGGCACCGATCAGAAGATCGCAAACTTCGACATCGTCGCATTTGGATTTGCTGGAGCTCGGTATGAACTTACTGCCCGTCTGGCAGTTCAAGACTCGCCAAACTCCGGTGGTGTTGTAGTCTCGGCAGTCAGATTCTGTAAAGTCGCATCTGAAATGGGTGTTGTTGGATTCCTTCGTGGTCCTTCAGCCTGGACACAGAAAACGCCCCCACTTCAGCTCTCGACCCAAGATGCCAAGTTTGAGTGCGATGCTCTTGCTCGTCGGATCTTCACCGATCTTACGAAGGCTCAACTTATCGAGAACGATCCAAAGGCAAAAGATCTTCCTTACACCTTCCAAAAGTCAGAGACCGATTATGAATAATCTTCATCAGAATATCAACTCCTTCGACTTTGATGGTGTCATTTGTATGGGAAAGGGTCCTGGAGTTTATCCAGGACCTCATGATGTCATCATTACTGGTCGGTCTCATGAAGAAAAAGAAGAAACTCTGGCATGGCTTGCTCGATGGGATATAACTAATGCAGTATTCTTCGCACCATGGTCATTTGATAATAAGACCCGACTAAACTCTGGAGCCCATAAAGCTGAAGTCATCATGATGCTTTCTAGATATAGATGGAAAGTGGGAATACATTTTGAAGACGATCCAATACAGGCCGAAGTCATTAAACAACATTGTTCAAATGTAAAGGTCGTACTTCTTGAACATGATCTTGTTAACAAAGAGAACGTAAGACGCGATGGGTTTGGAAAAGAAATCACTTGAACTGATTATGGATAATCGGGACCCAGAACGATTTGATTTTTTCAATCGTTGGGTTCTTGATTTCTTTCGCCGTGAAGCATTGAGAGAACATGGTCGTATCGATGAATACAAGGTGGATCCACTCTTTGGTGAAGCCATGCGTCAAGAGGTTTCATACTGGAATCCGAATCGATCTAAACACGCCGAGGTATTCTGGCTAGAGAATTACGTCTTTGGTCAGGATACCTCGATGCGGAATAAGGTTCTCAATGCCATGGCGGTGAAGTTTGTCGGAATGCCGACTCTTACCCTTGTCGCGACAGATTCAACGGATTACAGAAACATCATTGACTTTGATCAATACAAGAATCGTGGTAAGTATTACGATTGGATCAATAAGAACCTCGACGAGAATCCATACAAAATACCAGTATGGGGTCGAACCCAACTTCAGACGAGTCTTCAGACCGCGGCAAGAAACTTCGTAAGAGAAGAAGAAAAGGATCCAGAACTCCGATTCAGACTATCTCATATGATTCGTTGGATGGAACATCTCGATGAGGTGGGACTTTCTGATGTCGTGCTGAGTAAAAATTCCAAACTACATAATGTTTGTGAGTGGCTAAGATCACATCGTGGTATTGGACCGTATTTCGCATATCACCCACCCTGCAATTTCTCTCGTTCAGATGAATTGGCTCATATCGATGAAGATGATGATTATTGTCTTGTCGGCCCTGGTGCCACACGTGGTCTCGAGTTCGTAGTTCCAGAGGTCAACTTCAAGAACGAAAAGATC